GCTGCAGTTTATCTGTATAAAAAGTTTCGCAAGAAAAACCCTGTAGAGAAAGTGAACACAGTTTTTCTCACTGATGGTGAATCTAATCAATTGTCCTGTAATATTGATAGGACTAATGACTTGACTGGAGAAAACTATGTTGTTCGTCGTGCAGTCGCTCGCATGTATGATACCTTTATCTCTTTCCAAGATCCTAAGTCTGGTTATCAACAACACAAACTGTGGGATCCCACTAAAGCACATCGCGGTGGGTGGGGATCTGCATCTGTTGATGTAACTTCTAAGTTACTGCAGTATTATCGTTGGATGACTAATTGCAACGTCATTGGTTATCGTCTGTCTTCTGAGATCCCTGGTACACTTCTGAGAGCAAGTGAACTTTCTTATGAGGAGTACAAAAAACAGTGGAGAAAGCACAGTTATGTGGTTGAAAAAAATCTTGGATACAGTGAACTGTATGCAGTAAAAGTAAACCGAGACTTCCGTGGTGAGACACAGGAGATGGATGCAAACTCCAATTCGACTCAGAGTAAACTGAGAAACGAGTTCAGGAAGCATGTCAAAGGTAAGAGTTTCAATAAGATAATCTTATCTAAATTCGTTGATCAAATCGCTTGACCGCTGTTAGCGGTTCTGTTATAATGTATGAGTAATCAGGAAAACCCAATGCCCGTTTCTACCGAAAAATTGATCGAGTACCTTACCGCTGAGTATGGTTCTCAAATCACTCGTTCCCAATTGAGTGATGCTTCTAACTATCTGGGTATGTCCCTGTCCACCACAATCAAACGTCTGTCTGACTATAAGTCTGGACGTGGTGTGTGGAACCTGACTGTTCAGGAAGCCCGTGAACAATTTGAAAAAACTGTTACTGTTCAGGAAGATCAAAACTTGATTCCATCTAAAGATGAAAATTATGTCCCGTTCGGGAACTTCTCTGATCTGAAAAAGATCATCAAGTCGCGAGTTTTCTACCCAACCTTTATCACTGGTCTGTCTGGTAACGGTAAAACTGTCTCGGTAGAACAAGCATGTGCTCAACTAAATAGGGAGTTGATCCGAGTTAATATCACCATTGAAACTGACGAGGATGATCTTATTGGTGGGTTTCGTCTTGTTAATGGCGAAACTGTGTGGCACAACGGACCAGTTGTGGAGGCTCTGGAACGCGGAGCTGTGTTGCTTCTAGATGAAGTAGATCTCGCTTCCAATAAGATCTTGTGTCTGCAATCCATTCTTGAGGGTAAAGGTGTCTTCCTGAAAAAAATCGGGAAGTTCGTCCAACCATCCCTCGGGTTCAATGTGATTGCGACTGCTAATACTAAAGGTAAAGGTTCTGAAGATGGTCGCTTCATTGGAACTAACGTTCTGAATGAAGCATTCCTTGAGAGGTTTGCTCTTACTTTTGAACAAGAATATCCTACTGTTGCTGTTGAAACTAAGATTCTTCAGAGTCTTGCTTCTTCTATGAATCTTGATTGTCAAGAATTCGTCAGCAACTTGACTCGTTGGGCAGATATCATTCGCAAGACTTTTGCTGAAGGTGGTGTTGATGAAGTGATCTCTACACGTCGTCTGACTCATATTCTTCGTGCTTATTCCATCTTTGGAAATGAGATGAAGTCTATCACTGTTTGTCTGAATCGCTTTGATGAAGAAACCAAACAGTCTTTCCTTGATCTCTACGATAAGATCATGACTCCCCAAGAATCTGACGATGTGGAACAACAGAACCAATCTGTTGACGAATACAACTTCTCTTGATATAATATATGGAGTTATCTTTAACCGAAAAAGAATGGAAGAGCATTATCTCTGCTCTTCGACTGGGCGGTGATACCGCCCTTTATCAAAAACTTAATACCGCTATTGACCTTAAAGAACAAGGTCTTCCTTACAAAAAAATCCTCCGTGAAAAGTACGGTTATGTCATCTAATCATTTCAAATATAATGAAGACGAACTCTTAAACGAGTTACGCGATTATATTATTGGAACTTACAATGCTCATTACTCTGCTGGTAATGACAAAATCCAAACCCTTGATCTCATTGAAGCATGTGGTGACGCTGAATCATTCTGCAGATCTAATATTCTGAAGTATGCATCTCGTTATGATAAGAAGGGAACTGCTCGTCGGGATATCGTAAAGATTCTCCACTATGGCTTGCTTTTGCTCCACTTCAATGATAAATTTGTAAAACGTGAATCCTACCCTCAATGAATATTTCCACTGAAACTCTGAACGTTCTGAAAAACTTCTCTAATATCAGTCCTTCGCTGGTGGTGAAGACTGGTAGTATTCTTCGTACTATTTCTCCTATGAAGAATATCTATGCGAAGTTTGAATCCCCTGAAGTCTTTGAAAAAGATTTTGCCCTATATGATTTGAATGAGTTTCTTGGTGGTCTTTCGCTATTCAAGGATCCTGAGTTTGCATTTGATGAAACTCATGTCAACATCAAAAGTGGTCGATCTGTATCGAAGTACTTTTATTCTGATGCAAGTGTAATCACTGCTCCTCCAGAAAAAGATATTGCACTTCCTTCTGAGGATGTGACTTTCCAACTTTCTGATGAGGATCTGAACTCTCTGCTCAAAGCATCTTCTGTCTATCAACTTCCTGATCTTTCTTTGATCGGTGATGGTCGTGAGATGCAACTGATTGTCCGTGACAAGTGTAACGACAGTTCTAACACTTACAATGTATCTGTTGGACAGACCACCTCTAATTTCTGTTTCAATTTCAAAGTTGAAAATCTCAAAATTCTGCCTGGAGTCTATGATGTAACAATCTCAAGTCCGAACCTTTCTGTGTTCAAACACACTCGACTTGACCTTTGCTACTGGATCGCACTTGAACCTGACTCCACTTATGAATCGTAAAAATTTCCTTTGGGTTGAACAATATCGTCCTCAAAAAGTTGAGGATTGTATTCTCTCTGATAATGTAAAAAATACTTTCCAGGAATTCGTTGAAAAGGGAGAGATTCCGAATCTTCTCCTTTGTGGTCCTGCTGGTATTGGTAAAACAACAATTGCAAAAGCACTCTGCAACGAACTGGGTGTTGACTCCTATGTAATCAATGGATCCGATGAAGGACGATTTCTGGACACAGTACGAAATCAAGCAAAGAACTTTGCTTCGACCGTTTCGCTTCAAGGAAATGGTAAACCAAAAGTCATCATTATTGACGAAGCTGACAACACAACCAATGATGTACAACTCCTCCTTAGGGCGAATATTGAGGCGTTTCATAGCAACTGCCGATTCATCTTCACCTGCAACTACAAAAACAAAATCATCGAACCCCTCCACAGTCGATGTGCCGTCTTTGACTTTACTTTCAAAGGCAGAGAAAGAGCGTCTGTTGCATCAAAATTCTTTACGCGAGTCCAGAATATCCTCCGTGAAGAACAAGTTGAGTTTGATCCCAAGGTTGTTGCGGAAGTTGTCCAAAACTATTTCCCAGATTTCAGAAGAACGCTGAATGAGTTGCAGAGATATTCTGCATGTGGTAAAATTGATTCAGGTATTCTGACTACAATGTCAGAAGTCAACCTCACAGGTCTTATGGGTTCACTGAAGTCTAAAGACTTTGCTGGTGTTCGTAAGTGGGTTGTTGACAATCTGGACAATGATGTGACGGTGGTAATTCGTAAAGTCTATGACTCTCTTTACAATGCACTCGAACCAATGTCTGTTCCGCAAGCTGTTCTGATTCTTGCTAAATATCAGTATCAGGCTGCATTCGCTGCAGATCAAGAGATCAATACTCTTGCTTGCTTTACTGAAATTATGTGTGATTGTAAATTCAAATGATCTTGACCCCAGAAGATACTCTTTATGCCTATGGTAAAATCCACGAAGCATATGATGGAGTACAACGTATTGATGACTATTTTCGTATGAAGAAGATGGAGAGGATCGATAAGATTCCTACTCCTCTTTTTGGTATGTCGATGGAAGATGAACTCTTTCAGAACTATGACATTGATCCGAATGACATGAACTTCAGGATCTTGTCACCTGATCATGAAACCTTCAATACACTTCTGGAAATGACCGCCTCGTTCACCTACGAGGATGCTCCTGGTAAGGAGATGAAACTGATGATCCAGGAAACGACCACAGGCAAGGTTGTAGGGTTCATCAAACTGGGTTCACCTATCATCAACTCAAAACCAAGGAACGAGTACCTTGGAGGGGTGCCTGACCTCACCATTTTCAACAAGCGTGCGATCATGGGATTCATCATTGTCCCAGTTCAACCGTTTGGGTACAACTATCTTGGTGGTAAACTGCTGTCTCTAATTTGTGCGAGTCACGAAGTTAGACAAATGCTAAATAAGAAGTACAACACAGAGATGTGTTTGTTTGAGACTACATCTTTGTATGGAAACATCAAAGGTACTAGTCAGTATGATGGTCTGAAACCCTATGTCAAATATCTTGGTGATACTGATTCCAAGTTTCTACTGACGCTTCCTGATTTCATCTATCATGATCTACATAAATGGTTCATTGAAAAGAATGATGGTGAACAATTGATTCACAAAGGTGCTTCTAGTAGAAAACTCAAAGTGCAGACGAAGATGGTTTCTATCATTCGTAATTCTTTGAAGGAACATTATCCAGATAAGTTTGTTGAGTTCAAGCAGTTTATTGAAAGTCGTCAGGATGTAACTACCAAGAAAAGGTTTTACATGTCTGACTATGGATATGAAAATGTCAGAGAAGTTCTGCTAGGAAAGACAGATAAACTTGTTGAAAACAAGATTAACTTTGACAAATTTTATCTAGAAAATATGGTAAAATGGTGGAAGAATAAAGCATCGAAAAGGTATACCAAACTCAAGAAGGAAGGTACACTTCGTACAGAAATTGAGGTATGGAACGCCAAAACATTGAACACGATTGATATTATCAGATGAACTTAACTTCCTTTCTAACCGACGATGTTCAGCACAAAAAAACTATCCGTATTCTTGTCTATCCTAACATCACGTTTTCAAAGGACCTGACGAAAGATAGTTATATTCAGGTGATCACTAACATGATCGCCGAACTCAATAACATCAGAGATGATCTGTTCTTCTACTTGATCCTCCCTGAGTATTTGAAGTGTCTTGATTTTCCAAATACAAAACAGTATTTCATGAAAGTGCCGACGTATCCACCCACGATGCGTTCTCACTTTGATGTGTTTCAGTTCAAGAAAATTGTGGGACACGATATTGATATTGACTTGGTGTTCTCTCATCTTCCAGAACATACACATGATGTCAAGAATGTGATCAGCAATGTGACTCATCACACTCCTGCTTACTTTGGATATTCACATTGGTTTGACTTGGATGAAGTTGTGACTTGGAGTCACCCAAGTTTCAACCAAAATATGCTTGGTATTCTGAATATGAATCGGTGTTTTATCAACACACAATCACAGAAAGATCTTGTTCTGAATCAAGCAATGGAAGTATTCAATAGAAATACTGTTGGTGCCCTCGATGAAATCCTCACTGTACAACATCTAGGCGTTCGTAGAAGAGACATTGATAGATCTATTGTACCTTATCGCAAGACAATCGTATTCAACCATCGTCCAGAGACATATAAGGACTACAAGAATTTCATGAGTATCATGAAAGAACTCAGAAAACAACGTCAAGATTTCAACGTCTGGGTTCCTTTACTTGAAAAATCTACAGAGAGTTGGATCTCTACTGAAAAGTTTGATAAGAAAGGATACTACAACAAATTATCTGAGTGCTGTGTTGGATTCTCTCCAAAACAATTGTATGGTGGATGGAGTGTTTCTACTACAGATGGATTGATGAATGGTTGTCCTTTCATCATGTATGATGCTGATTACTATCATGAACTAAATCCAACTGCTGACTTCTTCTCCAATAATGGTGAAGCAATTACTTTGTTGCATAAGTATCTCGATGATCCAACCTATCGTGCAAGTAAGTCTGTTGAATCTATACATTACTTGGAAGAAAGTCTTTTGTATGAAGATGAGATTGGAATGATGAGTGAATATATTGATGATCTGGTTGGTACTTTGAAGAGCACTGATTCGGAAGTTACTGATAAACTTGTAAACTTGATTCGTGAGAATGGTTCGATGACAAAGAAAGAATTGTTTGGCGAACATCTTGGTTGGGGACGTGGAATTAAGTATGGTCCCTATCGTCGTGCCCTATTGAATCATCCCAACATTTATGATACAATGGGTCCTGAACCTGAATACTGTTGGGTTGAATGAAGAAGTTTGCTCGTATTTGGAAGTATAGTCTAGGGAGTTTTTCTGATGACAAAACCCACCGATATGACAACTACGTTGTTTTGGTACGGACTGCTATATTTCTTTCTTATCTCATTACTAATTGTTTTATTATTGCAGGAGTGATTCGACATTGGAACTAAAAGACTGGCTCAACAGCATCAACACAACAAAGAAAAATCTTCTTGATGAAGATCCAACTTTGAAATATCCAGCATTCATTATCAACAGATGTATGTCTGGTCATATCGATACGATCCTTCTTGCGAACGAGATGAATGTTCAGAATCATCTAGATCCCAAGTTACAATATGACTTTTTTATAAATATTGTGAGACCAAAAAAGCGCTTTGCGCCCTGGTTGAGAAAAGACAAACTCAATTCGCTTGAATTGGTCAAAGAATATTATGGATACAGTGACGAAAAAGCACGTGTAGCTCTAAAGATCTTGACCGATGAACAATTAAATTACATCGCTAACAGAATGGATCGTGGAGGGAAAAGATGAGTGCTGAAATCGAGATTAAATGGGCACCTGACCAAATGGTGGAGGTCACTCTGAACGAACCAGATGACTTTCTGAAAGTTCGTGAGACTCTCACTCGTATTGGAGTTGCGTCTCGCAAAGAAAAGAAATTGTATCAGTCTTGCCATATTCTACACAAGCAAGGCAAATACTATATCGTTCACTTCAAAGAACTCTTTGCTCTAGATGGAAAGAGGGCAAATCTTTTTGAGAACGATGTACAACGTAGAAATAGAGTTACTCAGTTATTGTCTGACTGGGGACTTGTAAATATTGTAGACAAAGAAAGAGTCCAAGACTCTGCACCCTTAAGTCAAATTAAGGTGCTGTCCTATAAGGACAAAGGAGACTGGACTCTTGAAAGTAAGTATAATATTGGTAAGAAAAAGACTGCTTAACAGTCAGTGAACGTAGAACCAATTTCGGATCCTATTGTTTCACCAGCTTGTTGACCTAGTAACATCGCCCATCCACCTGCTAACCATCCAACATAAGGGATGCTAGAGACTGCTGGGACTACTAGACCAGCACTAATTGCGGTTCCCGCCATTGCACCTTGAGATCGTGCTCCAGCGTCCGCCCGAATACACTCTTCGCTTTTTGCAAGGTGCTTTCCCTCAGCGTCTGAGACGCTACCTCCGATATTACGAGTACCATCCATAGTGTATTGATCATGACGATACTCACGACGCTTTTCTTCAGTAGGACCAAAGAGTCCTCTCTTGTGTTTGTCCAACTCTAGAGTTTTATTTGATTCTAGGATCGTAGGATCGTTTGCTTTATATTCAATACTATAACCATTCCTATCAGATTGCATCTTGTATGATGAATAATCTCCCTTAGGAAAATTAATTACAGGTAATTGCGGTCTGTTGACAACATATCCCAACAGACCTATATGGGCAATACCTATTAATGATCCAACACCTAGTAGTGTCCATTTAAAGTTCATGATTACATTTTGTAAGTGTCATCTGTAGTAATCTTCAGTGGTGCTTGTTCAATTCTAATTGTTTGAGCAGGACCAGAAGATTTTGCAGCTTCGATTAGTTTTTCTAAATCTGCTTTGGTGATACCACCAGCAGCACCAGTTGCAGCGTTTGCACCATTCATTTTCATAGTTCCGTCACCAGACTTCTTAGCAGTCTGTACGCCGAAAGTAGCTAACACACCAGTAAAGACTGATGCTATGAAAGTTGGGTCAAGATCTTGTTCGGGGAACTGAAGTGCTTTAGGAAGATCTACATAAGCTAAAGTTAGAATACCACCAGACCATATCAAAATTCCTAACCTAACGAAGGTAGACAAGATTGCTAGTTGTTCTTCCTTGTCTTCAGATGCCTCTTTAAGTTTACCAAAGATACCTTTCTTTTTAGGTTCTTCCTGTTTTACTTCTTCAGTCATTCGATACAGAGTAAGGCTCTGCTATTTAGTTGTTCCTTCGTCTAAAAAGTATTCTGGTAGTGGACACCCTTTGAAATCGTTGATCTCATCTACAGCAAGTACAAACATAGTACAAAATCCAACACAGAACGCGAATAACATTTGAGGAAAATTATAGTTCCCCATATGTGCAGTGGGATCAGGTTCATCATCATGAGGGTGAATCATCTTTGCGATCTCTTCTGATCGCTTTTTCGATTTGTCGCCTAACTCTGTCTCTTGCTTCTGGCGATTCGGTTTCTTTTCGGGAGTAGCCATGTTTCTGATGGAAAATGAAATGACCTTGACAGAACATAGTAACCCCAAATATTAGGGCAAGAACTATGCCTATCCACTCGATTATTATAACGTTATTTTCAACCATGGTAGTAGGGGTGGAATTACTCCAATAAGTCGAAGGAGACCTTCAGCAAAAAGTGCAAGAACAACCCAGCCAACACACATTGAAATAATCGAAGCATTACGATTATGTTGTCGTATTGCATCTGCAATTAATACCTCCACTTCTTCTTTACTAATTGGTGTGTTACTCATTTTCGTCGTAGTCATAAGTTAAACGGCAGTCCCAAATGTGATCTTCTTCCCATTCTGGTTCGTATAATGGACAAGGTTCCTCAAATAAATGAGACATTCTTAGTTGACCAATTCTTTCTCTAAGTTGTTTGTAAAATTCTCTTTTTTCGTCTGGACTCATTGAGAGTATTCTCCGAGCATGTCTAGTATATCGTTTAAAGTTTCGTTTGCAATATGCAATTGTGAATCGTTATAACTATGATACTTACCATGACGATCATGAACTTGATTTTTCAACTTGTAGACTCTTGCAAGCATGTCAACTTTGCTGAGGATTCCACGGGGCATACCAAATAATATAAAGTACACTATTTATTATTATAAATCAAATATTTTGAAACTGTGACATAAAAAAGGGGTCTTCTGGATTTTGCCAGAGACCCCTTTATGCGGCGACGATATAAATTATTTATGATTCAGAAATCTCATATACTTTCAACTTCTGGTGATCTGGAATAATCTTATGTAGTTCTACAATAAGCATACCATGTTTAAATACTACATTCTCTACTTCCACATCATCACTTAGATTGAAACCTCTCGCGAAGGTACGGGTTGCAACACCACGGTGCATATACTCTTCATCTCCCGTTGTCTTCGCAGACTTGGACTTGACGAACAAAACATTGGATTCGGTGCTTACTTCAATGTCTTCTGGTGCCCATCCAGCCAGTGCCATTTCGATCCTCCATTTAACCTCTGATTCTTTTACTAGGTTATAAGGTGGATACGCTTCGTTTACAGATCCCATTCCATAAGAATGTAGTCTGTACATTAGATCATCTAGACCTACACTGTATCTCTCTGTAGCGTCTACTACGGCATTAAGATCTTTTGCCGTGAACTTTCTAAGTCCCGTCATTTGTTATGCTCCTTAAATAAGCGAGTTTGATTTTGTGATCCCCGAAGGCAATCACAGTTATTTAGACTATAACAAACAAATTTGAAATTAGTGTTATCCACACTACAAAGTGGTGCCTTCCGTAAAGAAATCTTGGTCTAAATAAATATAGGTCTTATTATAGATGAAAAACAATGAGGAAATTTATTCCTTTTATGATGATTCTGATGACCGCTGGTGCCGCACAGGCTGGCGGACTTGTTACGAAACATGCAGCTAGCGTTCAGTTGACTGTTGACGCGGCTAGATCTACTGCAACTCGTTTGGGATCCTCCTTTAGCATCTCAGGTTCAAATATTGATACTACGGACGGATCAACTGCTGGTGCTGTATCTGCTGGCACTATCACCTCTGGTGTATATTCACCTGGCACGATTACTGCTACCCAAGATACTGCTGGATCAGCATTTAGTTTCAGCCAATCTTATACACAGGCTGATGCGATCCCAACTAGTGCAGCAACTGTAGGTGATGTTCAGAACTTCGGTTCAATGACATCTTACACCGCAGGAACTGCTGGGTCTCTAGCAGGTACTGTAACCAGTGCAGGTGTATTGACCGTGACTGCTGGTGGAGCTGGTACTAGTGCTACAGGACAATATGTCTCTGAGATCACTGTAATTGATTGAGGACGTTCGTAATGACGACTTCTGGAAAGATGAAGTGGTCTATTGTGACGAGTGTGGTGGCAATCCTAAGTTTAGGTGCCACCGCCCAGGCAGTCCCCGTTGTGCCCAACTTTACTCAGGGCTCCATGACGAGCCACACGGAGACGACAAGCAAGATCACTGAGACCATAAATTCTATGGACTACAACACAGGGTATCAATACTCTGCAACTGGTTCAGGAGTGACGGCTAGTGGGAACCTGTCACCTACGACAGGTAGTAACAATGTAACTATTAATGGCGTGACATCATCATGGACAGGTATAACAAACAAACCAAGTTTCACACAGACAACACCAGGAGCAGCGTTCCAGTTCACGGAGACGTACTCAGGCCCAGGTCTCAGCAACCACACAATTATAAACAGGGTGACCGAAGTTACAAGCGTAACCGACACCACAAGTATCTTCCAGCAATAATCTTATGTCTAACTCAACTTGTAAATGCAGTTCCTGTTCGTGCAGAGACCGTAGGGGGTGTAAGTGCGACTGCTGCTCCTGTAGCAAATAGTTCAGGCTCAGTCACTAATCAGGCCATTCAGGTTCTTCAAGGGCCCTATATTACTAACACATATGGGGCAGGAATCCAGTGTCAAGGTCCTACTGTCAACTTCACGCCTTATGTGACAGGTGCATTTAGTCAACAACATCCATATGAACCATACTGGGATAGTCCTGTCTATGATATGACTACCGATGACGATGGAAATCTAAACAATCCTGGCGATATTTTATACTATGTTCCTACAAGGACTGGACAGAAAAACAATACAAACATATCAGTAGGTTTCTCTGCTACATGGTCTCGTCCATTGGATAAGAAGTTACAAGACCAATGTAAAGAAGCTGCTGCAGCGAATATCGCATTGATGCAACAACAACAAGCTAATAAACGCCTTGATTTTGAGATAGCTCGTCTCAAGAATTGTGGCGAATTATTGAAAAAAGGAATTCGATTTGCTCCTGGTACAAAGTATGCTCGTATCTGTGAGGATGTACAAGTTCAAAGTGTGAACTTTATGGTTCCGCATACTCATAATATTCCTAAACCTTGATTCATGGAAATCCCTGATATTAGAATTAAGGGAGGGGATATTGATATCATTCAAATCCCCTTCACCCCTGATTATTTGTTAGAACCACCCCAAGCATTACAAGTCCCAGTTCCTGTCACAAACCAGATCGGTGTGCCTATCGTGGACATCCCTGGTTGTGTTGAGGCACATGAGGTGGATGAAAATAATATGTTGGAAGGTGATGATCCAAAGGGCGTCAAGACATATTGTGATGGTCAGACACCATCGTTCAATCCCATTGATTACAATGCGAACAAACTAAAGTATGAGTATGAGGCACCTATACCGCCTGTAAGACCACCAGAACCACCAGAAACAAAAACACCTGAAACGCCCAAGACAAAAATACCTGAAATAAAGTGTCCTACAGAAGTGCAACAATTAGAAGCACCAGTAGGTACACTGACTGATGCTGGTAAGAAAAAGATTGTAGAGTATCGAATTGTTGAAAAACAATGTGTTGCAATCAAAGATGATCTACAGATAGTTGATCAGTTTGTCCAAGCAGTTCCATCAATAGGACAAGTTACAACCACAGCAGGTATCACTGTTATCGCAACTGCTGCAGCAACTGCAACACCTTTCTTACTAAAGATTGTCAAACCAATTGTTAAACAACTAATTAAAAAGATTAAGAAGGCACTAGGAAAAGAACCTCCCAAGTTGTCTCCAAATGAGATTCGCGCCAATAAGTATAGAGAAAAGAAAGGGTTGCCTGAACTCAAGCAACCCAAGAAGAAGAAATTATAGACCAGGAAGAGAAGGTGTTGGAACAGCAGGACCAGTTGTACTAGGTAACTCTGGTTTCATACTGTCACCAAGCATACCAGGAAGTGCTCCTGCAATTGCTTCTGTTGCTGCTTTAGCAACATTTTCTTTGACACGTTCAGCGATCGCATCACGGCGAAGATAAACAACTGTTCCCCCACCGATAATACCTGCAGTTCCTACAAACGATAGTACAGCGAGAACATTAATAATCTTTTGCATTGTAATACATATAATAAGACTATTTTATTTAGAAGATGCAGAAGCAAAAATTGAAGGACATATTCAATCGTCTTCGTTCCATCATTGATGAACTAGAATCTGAAATCTATTCAGATCCTGCCGCGTATACAAAACCAGTTGGTGATCCTAAGTTTGGGTTCTATGCCCCAGGTGAAGATGACGATGGATATCCAGATTAAGTTTTTATAAAACTGTATAGCATGTTACAGAATAACTTGACTAAATAGAGCATAAGGTCTATACTAGACCTACGTTCATCCCATGCTAAGTTTCTTACTGGCGATGACCTTAGCCCATCATAATGACGGGTCACCCTATGGGTGGCACATGACTTGTGAAAGGTTCTTACAAAGACGAATAGAAATCCAAATGGATCCCAACTTAGATCAAAAATCTAAGTGGAATCTGATAGGATATCTTAAGTCAAAAGTAGAAGGTCAATGCGAGGGGACATTTACATGAGACGCAAGTAAGTCGCGGAACGGAGCGTTCATCCCATGTTTGATTTATTACTCTATCTAGGTATGCATTGTGAAGATGCTTCCGCTTTAATCGGTCGCATTCGAGCAAGCGATAGTGTGAGTGAAATCATTCGCGAAGAGGTGATTGAGACCGTAAAGGACGCAACACCCGAGTGTAAGTGGGACGCAAACGACTGAAGGAACGGGGCGTAAATCCCTAGTATTTCAGGAGTAAACTTATGAACACCCTCAACCTAATCAAAAAGCAAATCAATAAAGCTGCAGCACTGCATGATGCTCAGATTGCTATGACTACCTATCGTGGTGTCAAGTATGAGTGTCAACAAGGCGGTGAGGAAGTACATGGTACTTTCTGCTATCGCGGTCACTCTTACGCTAAGTGAGGATGACATGTTAGCACTGCAGGTAGTTGGACTCACATCCTTAGGATGTGTTGCGTTCATTGGAATGATCTATGGTGAGCTCATCCTCTTATCGAGAGGGTGAAATGACCGAGAACTATGTCTATCATGATGATGACATGGATAAAGATACAAGACCACCGTCTTGTTATCAACTCAAATATAGAGGCGTAACATACTGGTCTTGTTACCGCATTCATTTGAAAGACTACTTTGAACAATTGCTATCGGTTGAACCGATGTATAACAGGAGGGGTTGACGCCCTTCCTTTTTTATTGTATAATATAGTTTCCGTGTGAAGGAAGTGTAAAGACAGGGTTTAAGAACCCTGTCTTTTTTTATAGAAACGTATCGAAATATACAAATGTTAGTTAACTTAACTTACGATGTATAGATAGTATAGAATTATGCGAGGTGCTACTATGAACCCTAACCCCTCCCTTATGTTATGTAATGAATTGTTAGGAGGATATCATGCACAACATTCTGTCTCGCAGTCAGCTAGATGAGTGGCGTCATTTTGAAAATACGATCGATGAGTTTGACTCTGATTTAGATAGAATTAATGACTACTACGAGTGCTTAATTGAGTGCGAAGAATCAGCAGCATCATGTAAACGAATATGTAAGGAAGTACTTATGGATTGAAAATGATGCTTGGGGGGGTTGCGACCCCCTCTTTTTTTGTGTATAATTAGTATCAGAATGGCTAAATAGTAATGTATACGATATGGATTCACACAGTTGCATTTTTCCAAGTGGTCGTTATGAATTGTATTCAACCCACCAACTGGCAGTATTGCTATCGTGTGGACCAGTGGTTGATACCCGATCTCATTGAAGGAATAATGATATACACTGGAGAAAAGACTCCATATCAATCAGAAAAGGAATACTTAAAAAGTGTACAGGGAACCGCATCTTCAGGAGAAGAGTGATGAATGTGCCCGCCTTTGGAGGGAGTGGGAAACTCTATGGCGAAAAAAGCATTAGGTGCGCCTGAGGCGAGAAAAGAATGGGGACAATGTGTGATTGAATTTGGTGATATGGTAAGTGAGGAAGTCAAGACAAATCCAAGATATAGGGACATGAGGAAGATATAGATAGTGTAGTTGCTAAGACTAAATGAAGTTCTTTTTTGCACTTCTCGCTACACTCTTTCTTGCTACACCTGCTTGGGCTGTAGATGTTCAAATGGGTTCTGGTGGTAACTTGATTTTTGAACCAGCTGATGTTACAATATCTGCAGGAGAATCAGTTCATTTTGTGAACAACATGCTTCCTCCACATAATGTGATCGTCGAAGATCATCCAGAACTTGGACATGAGGCACTCGCTATGCTTCCTGGTGAAGAGTTTGATGTTGCATTCCCCGATGCGGGCGACTATACTTATTGGTGTGGTCCTCACAAGGGTGCTGGTATGATTGGGACGGTACATGTTGAATGATGTATACCCACAACTATATGAAAATCTTTCTTGATACTGCCGACATTGACGAGATTCGCGC